AAACATTATTCAAGTTAACAACAGATGATTCTGGATGATCTAATTCTCCTAATGCTCTATTTTGATCAATATAATCTTTTTGATACTTTTGAGCTTCACGATTTAATATATTTTTTGGATATACTCTACCGTTTTGATTCTTAGCACCTGCACGTTGTAATACTCCTTGTACAACCAAACCTCCTGGTACTCCAAATTGAGCTGCAGCTTGTTCATTAACTGGTCCAATTGGTTTGAATGGCATATATTCAACTAATAATGCTTTACTCATATTATTCTCCTAAGCTTCTTACTCTTTCTGAAATTTTTAATAATCTTTCTGAAATTTTATTCAATGCGTTATGAGTAGATCTTTTATATGTTGATCCTGCAATACCAGATTCATTCTTTAGTCTAGATGTATATCTGACTAATTGTTCTATCTCTTGTAATTTTTTTGCTACTTCTTTTATAGTTCCATTAACTGTTTGAGAAGGAGTAGACTTTGGATTACCGGTTGAAAACTTAGAATATGATTCAATTAAAGCAGCATATTTTGCATCCATTGCTTTTTGAACTGATTCATATTTCATTTTCTTTTTCTTTTTAGCTTGAGCTTTTGTTGAAAATGCATATGGTGTTTGATAAGCTGCAACTCCGCCGGTTGTACTCATTTCAGCTAACTCATCTTCTGTTAATTCAATTTCGGCATCTGGATCTTTCTTTTGTAAGTCCATTGCTACTTTTGGATCTGATGTTTTTATAGTTTCGTTAGCAGCATCTTTCATATCTTCTTCAGTATCACCATCTCCGTCTAAATCTAAAAAGTCAGGTTTAGCATCTTCTTTTTTCATTGCTTTTTTAATAGCTTTGTCTTTGACTCCCATATATTCATCTTTAGGAGATTCTTGTTCGCCGTCACCATCCCAGTCACGTTCATTTATTTCTTGAAATTTAGATTCTATTTCTTTTAAAAAAGATTTCATTTATTTACTTTCTTTAATTCAGTTATTAAATCATAATATCTTAACAATGATAAAATATGAGATTCTTTAACAACTTTAATTGTTTCAACATTACATAACATTTTAGATAATCCGTTAATTTTTATTTTAGTTGCTTTATCTGTTACTAATGACACTTGCTCTTTTAATTCGTTTTTAATAGATGGTATAACTTTTCTAAAATATTGCTTTAATTGTTCAGTATCATTAACGTGAGTAATATACTGATTTAAAAGATCTTTTTGACTTTCATTTAAGCCTGAATATTTTTCGTTAAATTTATCTACTAATAATTTATATGATAATAATCTTGTATCAGGACTTTGAGACTTATATGCTTCGATAATTTTATCTACTTGTGGAACTGTTTCTTCTTTTATTAAAATATGCCCAACAATTTCTGTTTTACATTCTAATAATTGTTTTGGATTATCAACATCATTATATTCAAAGATTTTATATATTGATGCTAATGTTTTATAATTATTAATTCTAATTTTAGAAATTTTTGTAAAATTAAAGTTTTCTGAAATTTCTTTTACTAAATTATAACGTTGTCTTTTTAAAACGCTTTTATTTAAATGATTATGAGCGCTTTTACATGTACGAATAAAATCTAATACAGAAGCTTCTGATTTAAGTTGTTCTTTAATCAATGAGTTATATAATTGTAACTCTTTAGATAACTCTGTATTTTTTCCGAAGTATTTTTTTATAATATTAATTGTTAAAGATTTATCTGTAGTCAATGACTCAGAAGTTAATTTTCTAACTAATATTTCAAAGAGTATTGCTGTATTTTTATATTTTGAATGTTTTAAATTTTTCATTATGTTAATACATAGTCCTTTTCATATAAATATGGTTTAATTATAAAATATTATCTTCATCCAATAAAGAAGAAGAATTGTTTAAATTTTTATCAGTTTCAGTTAATATTTTAGATTTTTTTGATGTTAATTTTTTAATAATATTAGCATTTTCCATCGCAGTTGCTTTAGTAACATTATTTTTCATCCTATTATTTGGTTGAAATGTTGACGCAAAATTTTTAGGATCAGTTCCTTGTTTTAATGTTTTTGCTCCAGTTGGATCCCATCCAAATTCATTATCATGTTGTCCATATTTAAGTCCCTCCGGAGGTCTTCCGCCTTTATCTTTATTTTCCACATCATCTGTACTCATATGTAATGAAGCTAAATCATGGGGAGTACCATATGATATTCCAGTTAGTGTTGGATCATTTCCTTCTTGCTCAATTTGATTCTGTCTAAATCTTAATTTAAGATCTTCTACAACATTATTACGTTCTTCTAGCCATTGTTCCTCAGACATATTAAATATAAACTCATAAACATATTTATCTGATAATAATTTAGAATCTTTCATTGCTACTGCTAATTGAATTTTTTCATTCATTAATGCAACTTTTTGTTGATCATAAATAATTGATGGTGCAGTTAACTCTAATTCAAATCCTACTAAATCTTCTCCCTCATAACCTTGTGAGTATAAATGTATAATTCCTATCTTTACTAATTCAGAAACTACAATTTTTTGTATTCTTTCAATTGTTCTAGCAAATCTAATATCCATAGAAGCTAATGTAGTTTTTCCTTCAACGCCTTCGTCATATCCTAAAAATGGCTTTGGTATTTTTAAAGCAGCCATCATTTTATTTTTTACATATTCAATATCATCTATACCAGTAAATTCCATACCTGGTAATGTATCTATTTGCGTTTGGCTATTACCACCTCTTACAGGTAAATAATAATCTTCTAACATATTATTTAAATTAAACTTTAAATTATAGTTGCCAGTATTTTTATCTACATATGGAATTTTTTTCATTTTATTAATAATTGTTTCCATAAATGAGTCTACTTCATTTGGTGGAATATTACCAATATCAATTTTAAAAATACGTTTTTCTGGTGCTCGCATTATTCTATGAATCAACATTGCATCTTCAAGCATCATTAATTTTTGAAATTCTTGTCTAGCTCCTTCTAACATTGATCTACCATATGGTAAAAAGTTTGAATCAGATATCATTCTAAAATGAGCAATTTCAAAAACATCATATTCGTCTAATTCAGAATATGAATGTCTAAATTTAATTTCATATTCACCAGTTTCTTCATTAAATTCTTCTAATCGTTCCATTTCATATGCAGATAATGGTCTTGCATTTAAAATTCCTAATCCGTCTGCTATATCTAATTTTAAATAAAAATCTCCATATTTACATAAATTTCTAATCCATGGCCACATATTAAAATCGATATTTAATATATCATAGTATAAATTGTGTAATATTTTTTGTATTGGAGTTTTATTTGTTTTAATTGTTAAAATTTCTCCAAATTGATCTGCTAATGACGATTCATCTGAATATATATCTAATGCAGAAGATATGATAGGATCTTTATCCATCATTTCATAATCTGTATATAGTTGCATACGGCTTTGTTGAGAATAATGATTTGAATCATATCCACCGTATGAACCTTGAGCATGTTTTCTAGATCCATGTAATCTACTATATCTATCTGCTAATCTAGTTTGAGATAAATTTCCAGTAGATTGTAATTTATTTGTATCAACTATTTTAAGTCGATCTTTGCCGTATTTACGAACTACTACATTAGTAGAAAATAAATTTTGTAAACGTTTTCTTAAAGACGCCATATTGTTTCTTTTTTATTTATATATAAATATAACTTACTACAGAAGCCATGTTAAATTTTCATCATTTTCGCCATTATGCCAATTCCAAGCATCTGATGGACGAGTATCATTACCAGTATAAATTGTAGTATCAGTCTTTTGTACTTTGGATAATGCTCGTTTATTTAAGTCAATACCATGTTGTCTTAATTTTAAACTAGTATCACGTAACCATAATCCTATTGCATAAGCCATTACTAAATCATCATTATAACCAACTTGCGCTTGAGCTTTACCATTTAGCCAGACAAATACAAATAATTCTTGTATTAAACGTTTTGATTTTATTATTGGAGTACCTTCACGCATATACATTTCTAATGCAGATATCATTAATGGTCTAGTTCTTGATGTAGTTGAAACGCCTGGTACCATTTTTGTTTTATCTTTTATATCATATCCTTTTAAAAGTTGAACTTCTAAGTCAACATATCCATCATCTTTATATGTATAAAATATATTTTCATAATTTCTATCTAATGCTGGTTGTATTGCAGCCCATCCAATATTTGCATTTTCTATTGCTAATAATGCATTGTTCCATTCAGTTGCAACAGTTACTAACATGTTACCAAAATCTTTAGGAGGTAGTTTACCTTTATATTCTGCAACTTGAGTTATTGTTTCAACATCTAAAACATGAAATGTAGACCAATCAGCTCCATCGCCTCGAGCAACATCAGCTACAACTATATAATTTTTTGTATAATCTGGATATTCCCATACCCAATATCCATTATCAAACCCTCTTTTTTCAACTGGGTCTTGACATTTTAATTGAAACTCTTGTAATATTAATCCGTCTACAACAGTATGGCCAGAAGATATAAAATCACAATCACATTCTTGAGCTGCTCCTCTTTCACCTAACAATTTAGTTTGATCATTTCTCCATGTTTGATCCCGCTCTGGATGTAAATTCCATTGTAGTTTAATTGTTTCAAATCCATTAATACCATTTTCAGCATCTACCCATGTTTGATGAAACCAATTACCAATACCATTAGGAGTTGATAATACAATTGCTCCACCACCAGTAGATAATGTAGCTTGAGATGCTACCCATATTTCTTCAATATTTCTAATAAATGCTGCTTCATCAACTATTAATAATGATAATGCTTCAGAACGTGCTCCAGTAGACGAACTAGATATTGCTTTAATTTCAGATCCATTTGCAAATTTTAATGATAATTTATTATTGGTAATAATTTGTGTTTTTAACCAACTTGGTAAATTTTCATTCATTATTTGAACTTTACTTACTAAGTTTTTTGCTACGTCTTGAGTGGTTGCAATAACTAAAACGTTGAAGTCTTCGTTAAATAACATTGACCATAATGCATAACCAGCTGAAAGTGTTGATATACCTAATTGTCTTGATTTAAGTATTACATTATAACGATTATTTTGTAATGTAGATAACGATTCTTCTTGGAATGGAAATAAATTAAATTTTATTTTTCCTCTAATAGGATGTTGTATATAACAAAACTTTCGCATAAAATATACGGGATCGTTCGCACATTTTAAATATTGCTCTTGTACTATTTGTTTTATATTTTTTTCGCTCATTGAACAACTTCAACGATCATCTTTCCGGTGAATAGCGCAGTTAATATACCTGTTCCAAACCATATTACTTTATGATCGTACCATTTTGGTTTTAAATATTTTTCTCGCTGTATATACAAATCTATATTTTCATTTAATAGTTTTACTTTTGTATTTGTATATATTAATTCTATAGAATCTAATCTTATAACTGTTTCTAAATCAGATATTAATGTTTCTTGTTGAGAAATTATTTCGTTATTAATAGAATCCATATAATATAATGAATCCAATGTTTCTGAAATATCAATAATTTCTTTACTAGTAAAACATGTATCTGCCATTTGTCCAAAATATATTAGAGGACATATAAATAATATAATAAAAATATTTTTCATTTCCTAGTTCTTTTTCTGATATTAGCAGCTGCTGATTTAACTGCTTCTTCTTTAGACTTTACTACTTTAGCTTTTTTTGGAACTGGTTGCTTTTTTAGTTCTTTTGTTTTTTCTATTTTCTTTTTTGTTGTTTCAACTTTTTTCTTAGCAACTTGTTTTTGTTTTTTAACTTCTTCAAGTTGTCCATCTAATTTATCAATTGTTTTATTATTATTGTCAATTTTCTTTTTTGCTTCATTAGCTTTTTTAGAGTTATTTTTTGATAATATAAAAAATATTCCAACTATTCCAGTTAAAATACCTAATATAATTTTCCAATATTTTTTAATCATTATTTGCCTTTTCTTTATTTAAATTTTCTAAAAAGTTTTCTTTAAACTTTGCAAATTGAACTTCTACTTTTTCTTCAAACTCAGCTGGAGTCATTTGTGCATCCCATGTTTCCATTAATCCATCTGAATTTGTTACATATTGTTGCTGCTCAGTATATGCTATTTTTAAAGCTTTAACATCTTCTTCTGCTCTTTTTAACCATGCTTCAGCATTATCTTGGATCTTTTTTTGTTCATATTCTTCATATTTTCCATGTTTACGAAGTTCATGTTCCATATCAATTACACAATCATAACACATACCATGAATTATTTGCATTTTTTTATCTAAATGATTTGGAATAGAACATGTACATGTTTCTTTTTGGCAATTTGGATATGAATTAAGATGTTTTCTAACTTCTTCTGCTACTGAGTTGGCTGGTTTTTTAACACGAAACCCATTACATTGTTCTATTCGATAAATAGTATTACCAATTTTTTCTTCCCAAACATCTCCAATCTTTCGACGTTTATTTTTTTCTGCTTTTTGTTTAGCATCAGAAAATCCAATTGTTTTTTTAGTTTGGAACTTGTGCGTTCCGGCAATCATTTCTTTGACTGCTTTTATATTTTGTAACTTTTTTGACATAATTTTAATTTATTTGAGCGACTGCTTTGTCAATTGCTCTTTTTAGTAACATTAGTTTTCCAATTTGTCTTTTTCTATCATCGTCTGCAGTTATTTTATTAATAACAGACATAATTGTTTTCATTTGTTGTACAATATTTGGTTTTTGTTCTAGTGCTTGTATAAACTTTGCAATTCTATCATCTGACTCAGATGAAGTATCTGTTGGTGCTTCTGGAGCTGGTTCTGCTGATGCTTCTGGTTCTGCTGATGCTTCTGGTTCTGCTGCTTCTGGTTCTGGAGCAGGTGTTGGTTCTGCAGAAGGTGCTGGTTCAGCTGGTGCTTCTGGAGCTGCAGATGGTTCTGGTGTATCAGCTACAGGCTCTTCTTCTTGTTCGTTAGTAATTGTACTTAACGCTTGTTCAGATAAAAATTTAGTAACTTTTCTTTTAACAATTTCACGAACTAATTTTTCTTTTTGCTCTTTTGTTAGTTTCTTTATTTGTGACATATAGCCGCCATCCTTTTTAGATAATGTATGTATTAGTTCTTCTGCATCTTCTTCTTGATTTTTTACAAATACTTTTAAAGTGTTAGCAGGACGCTTATCATCTCCATCTTCCATTTGTTTTGTAACATATATTCTATCAGCATCTTTTACATCTGGTACCATTGTTTCATTATCTAGTATGTCATCATACTTTATTTTTCTATCTACATTTGGCATAGGCTCGCCTGATGCATTAGGTACCATACCTTGAACTTCTTTGTCATTAGTATAATCTTTTAAATCTTTTCTAGATTTGTGTTTTTCATTTTTTGGTTGTTTATGTTTAGCCATTTTTATATGTCCTATTATTTAATAATAAATATCATCTAGAATACTTTAACGTTCCTAATATCTGATTTAGCGGAGCAAATGCTCCTGTTAATTTATATGTATTACCACCATATACAAATACAATTCCTTCTACTGGTACTATTTTTTCAAATCCTCCAAGATTTTTAATTTTATCCAATTGAGTTTTTAGTAATTCCATTTTTGATATATCATTAGTAGATCTCAATGTACGAATTATTTGTGCAATTTCTTTTCTAATATCTTGTACAGCTTCTGCAGGATTAGGTGCTAAAAAATTAGATACATTTTTCATTATTTCTGCACCTAATTTTAAAAATATTGATTCAAATGGCTGTATATTGTCTTTTATATATTTTTTAAAGTCTTTTTTATCAAACACTCGCATCCATTCTACAAACTCTTCATTGTCTATCATTTTAGCTACTGCAGAGACGTTAGGTGATTTAATATTATATGCCCATCTATTCATTAGTATATCTGTTACTTCGTCAGGTATATTATAATTAAACTCATTTGCTTTAGCTCGTATAACATCTTTCCACCATGATTTGTGATACTCTGAAACTGTGTCTGTGTCTTTTAAATTATATTTGTCACGTAGTTGATCTAATTCATTAAATAATGCATCTTGATAGTCTTGAAAATTTTCAATTCGACCTAATTTAATTTTTTGAGGCGGAATTAAATTAAATGTATTTTGTAAATCTGAGTTTGCATCTGTTACTGCTTTTTGCACAATAGCGCCGCCAGTTAAATCAGTTTGTACAATTTTTCCTTTTTCATCAAATTCTACAAGATTATGAAATTGTAAATATGCTGCTTCATATGATATAACATTTTTTGTTGGTGGATATATAATTTCCATGTTAGCAAATACCTTGCCATTTTGAAAAATATTTTGTAATTTTTCTAATCCTACTTTTGCAAACGCAGCTGCTAAATCTGTTCCAGCTTCGCCAAATGCGTCTGATATATTACCTCTTCCTGCAAACTTTGCTTGTAATTCTTTAACGGTCAATGGATTTACACGTTCTCCGCCATTTCTAGCAAATTTAACTGCCCCGTCTTTAAATGTCATGAATATATTTTGTCCATCAGTTTTTTCAGTTACTGTATTTTCAATATCTAATCTGCCTTGTAATCCACGCTGAATCATTTCTTTGAAATCAGCAAATGTTAATGATTGTGATCTATTCATATCAAATGGATGTGACATATGACCAGCTAATCCGCCTTCATTCAAGTATTTAGCTCCAAATATTGTCTTTGGATATTTATCAAAGTTATAAACAAATCCATCTTCGGTATCTTGTTTGTCTAATGCTTTTCTTAATTTTTTAATTTTTTTAGAATGTGCTTCAGAACCTTTTGGTGTCATATACCCACCATCTTCAAATAACTCATTTACATCTGCTTCTAATTCTTGCAAGAACCATTCTTGTATACCTATAGATTCTTTATTTATTTTATCTCCAGCTTTCTTTGCTGCTTTATATGCTTTAGATCCTTTTTTAGCTGGTGTGCCTCCACGTTTTCTTTTTGCACGAATATTGGCCCATAGACCATCACCTTCTCCCATTACGTCTCCATATGTTGAAGCTCCACCAAGCATTTGCCAAATATTTTTTATTATAGATTCATCGTAATTAGGATAACTTGCTTTAAATTTACTATATGCATCTGCATTTAATGCTGCTCTTACAGTGGATGCAGATATTGCATTACCATCTTTATATTTTAAAGGATCTACAGAAACTGTTAATTCAATAGCATCTACGCCGGCTGGAATTTTTCTTCCTGATCGATCTCCGACTGTTTTATATTTGTCTATATTTGGTAAAAATGATTTAACACGAACATAATCATCATCTTTTTCAGATGCAGCTAATGCAAATCTACCTTGGGTATCTTCTGGTAATTCAAAAAGATATTCATATGCAGCCATTATTGGAGAATTAAAATTGGTAGGTTGTATTTCAATGTTTGTATTTTTATTTAATAAATTAAACATTTTAATACTTGTATC